AAGTATTTGGAAGACCTTGTATCACAGGGTCTAATAATTGAAACTCCATTAGCTTCAAAATATTATGTCATTAAAACTATATCGACTCAAGAATAAATTTATCAATGAGATTCATTTGACTTGGGGAAAGAAATATATCTTTTCTTTGGTTAGGTCAGAAGAAAATGGGTGGATAGGAATCTTTTCATACAAAATATGTTGGACTAAAAACCCTTTGTTTTCTGTTAGGAACGGATACAAAAAATCAATTAAACTAAAAAATTATTACATTACTTTAAGATAATATGTCATTAAATGAAATGGTAAACCACCCGGTTCATTATGGGGGTGAGGATAATATGTATGAGGCCATCAAAGTAATTGAGGCTTGGGAACTTGACTTCCATCTTGGGAATACGGTGAAGTATATCTCAAGGGCTGGTAAGAAAGGTAGTGATAAAGAATTACAAGACTTAAAAAAAGCTCTTTGGTATCTTCAAAGGAAGATTGATAATTTAGAAAATGTTGGTTGAGGTACGATATAATTCAAACCACAAAAACGGAGACAGACCATGGAAAGTGTTTATTGATAAACAACTTTTAAAAGTTGATTCAATAGAATTTCTGTGTCAGATAAACTCTTCTAGCGGGTATAGAGATGATGGTAGAGAAACAGGTCATATTACTTGTAATGCTAAAAAAATTACCATTGAAGATTGTTGTTTGGTTATTGAGTGATGAAGTACAGATTGGCTGCGACAGGTTCCATGGAAGTCGGTTGGGTAATACAATCCGAGGATAAAAAACTTACAATCAGGTGTCTTGAATTTCAGGTATCGGTTAAAACAAAAACATTCTTAGACGGTGGTCAAGCATGGTTGGAATTTGAAACAGAAAATCCTATTATTGTAAGAGACCACAAAGTAACAATATATTAAAATGACAGAAAATTATTTAGGAAAAATAGTAAACGGAGATTGTATTGAAGTGATGAAGACCATGGAAGAAGGGTCTGTAGATTTGATTGTGACATCACCACCATATGGTGTCGGGATTGAATATGATGTTCACGATGATGATATGGTTTGGGAGGAATATGTTAAATTTACATATTCCTGGATGGAACAAGCATACCGTGTGTTGAAAGATGACGGCAGGATTGCTTTGAATATCCCGTATGAGATTAACCGACAAGCCAAGGGTGGAAGAATCTTCATGTTGAGTGAGGTATGGCAAATTATGAAACAGATTGGTTACAAGTTCTTCGGAGTTGTGGACCTTGAAGAAGAATCACCACACAGAAGTCGTACCACAGCTTGGGGGTCATGGATGAGTCCCTCGGCACCTTACATCTACAATCCAAAGGAATGTGTTATCTTGGCGTATAAGAAGAAACATATTAAGATTGTTAAAGGACAACCTGAATGGGTTGGTGAGATGGGTGAGGTTGAAGGTAAAGACGGTAACATGAGACCCAAGATGATGTATACCGAACAACAGAAACGTGAGTTTATTGATTTGGTATTTGGACAGTGGAATTATTTTGCCGATACTCGTTCATTGACAAAGGCGACCTTCTCAATGGATATCCCAACCAAGGCAATTAAGATTCTCACATATAAGAATGATATTGTCCTTGACCCGTTTGCTGGTTCAGGTACAAGTATGGTTGCTGCCGAGACTTTAGACCGTCGTTGGATTGGTATTGAAATCAGTTCTAACTACTCCAAAGTGGCTAATGAAAGGGTTGGGTTTTTTGTTCAACAAAAAAGACAACAGGTTATAGAATTTCCTGAAAAACCAATTGAGGTGGTTTAATCCAACTGTTCTACTCTTTTGAGTAACGAAAATTACAAATTGGTTTTCCGTTTACCAATGGTAAACCATGTTGGTCAAGGGTGATAGTTTTTACTATCACCTTTTTATTTTTGAATCTACCTATCAAAATTGTGTCACCAACCTTTATATTAAGTTGTATCATAGTATTTATAAGTAGATATTTTTATTTAAAAAATCATGAGTCAAATTTTGATAACTGAAAATCAACTTGAAGGGTTGAAACAAAACCTTAATGAAGCTTATTGGTTGAATACTGTTTTGGATGTTGTTGGTATTGTTGACCCAACAGGAATTACTGACTTTGTAAATGCCATTTCTTATTATAAACAAGGTGACACCCTATTTGCGTTTTTGTCTTTAATATCCGCAGTACCATATATTGGTGATGTGGTTGGTAAAACTGCTATAGGAACCATGAAAGCCGGAAGTCAAGGGACTAAGTACCTTAGAAATGCTGAAAAAGCCATTAATGCTGGTAATACTGAATTGGCTCTCAAGAATCTTAAGATGTTAGAAAAAGTTGAAGGACCTGCAAACATATTATTTAAAACCGCTCAAAATTGGACTTCAAGAGTTGACACAGTAATTGATAAAATTCCAAATATGGGAGGATTATTATCAGGGTTTAAAAAGACTCTACAAAGTTGGGTAAACTTATTCAGTAGTGCGTCAAGAAGGTCCATGGGTGTTAGACGTTTAATGGTAAATAAAACACCACAAGAACAAATGAAATTGGTTCAAGGTTTGGAAACAGCTTTGAAAAGAGAAAAGTTTATGGACCCAGCAATATTAGGTAAACCAAATATCCTCCAAAGATTCCTTTATGGGGGTGGTCTTGGTTTAGGTAGATTTTCTGACCTGTTTGGGAAAAGTTCTTTAAGAACAAGAGTACTAATGGGTCAAACAAAATTCTATCTTGGGTTTTTAGATAAATTGGGTGTTGGAAATTTTGTTGGACCTGAAGAACTTTCAGGTATGATGGGTGAGGAACAGATGTTAGCGGCAATGAAACAGTATGAATCAACTCCTGAGGGTCAAGAAGCCTTAAAAACTGAGTTGGGTGGAACTACAACAACTCAAGTATCACCACAGAGTTTAGTTGCTGTGGGTGAAAAAATATCCATGTCGCCGATTACGTCAGCATTAACAAAATTAATGAGTCCAGTATAATGAAAGAAGAATATATTTTAAAATTAGTCCAAGTTCAAAATCAATTTAGATTTTTACATTGGCAAACTACGTTTGACGCTAAACATAAAGCATATGGTAAGGTATATGATAGATTAGGTGATTTAATTGACGACTTCGTTGAAGGTATGATGGGAAAGTACGGAAGACCAAAATTCCCTGAAGAATTTTCTATCATGTTTCAAGACATTGATAAACTATCAATGCAAAATTTCATTGATGGTATCTGTGAATTTTTATTATCTATGACTGAAGGTTTAGATTCAAAAGTGGATACTGATTTATTGAATATTAGAGATGAAATGTTGTTATCAATTAACAAATTAAAATATTTATTAACTCTCAAATATTAATATGAAAAAGTTTGTAATAACTGAAGAAGAAAAAAATAGAATTCTTGGAATGCACATTGGTGCGACTTCAAGACAGTATTTAAAAGAAGATTTGAATAGTGGTATGACTACTATTGACAGATACAACTACAATAGTGCAATCCAATGTTTCTTAAATAAAAAAGGTGTTAAAGATGATGCCGGTCAACCATTAAAAATTGACGGTTCAATCGGTAACTATCCAAAATCAAAAAGTGCTCAGGCAGTTGCCAAATACCAATCAATGATTAATGTTTATCCTGTTGATGGTGTTTGGGGAGAAGATACCATGGATGCGATGCCTGATAAGGATAAATTAATATTTAAACAATGTGTTTCTGATTATGGCGATTTATTTGATAAAATTGTACATTACTTTGGTTGGGACTAATGAAAAAGATTATCAAAGAATCAGGTTTACGTGATATTAAAGCTTTGGCGAAAAGATACCCAAAGGCTAAAATATATTTTCACCAAGATTTAGATGGTGTTACCACAGCAATTGCGATGAAGAAATACCTTGAAGACAATGGTATTGATGTTGTGGATTCTGAGGTTATCCAATATGGTGAGAAAGAGTTTGCGGTAAAGAAACCTGATGCTAGTGGTGATGTGATGCCTGTGTTAGTAGACTTTGCTCACGGTAAACCGATGTTTGTCATTCACACAGACCACCACGATACTCAAGTTGGTGCTGAAAAGGATGCTTCAAAATCATTCAGACAAGCTCGTTCAAATGTTGAAACAATTTCTCAGATTATCTCACCAAAAGAATTGTTCCCAAGTTCAGACATTCTTTTGATTTCTACAGTTGACTCGGCTGACTTTGCAAAACATGATTTAACAACAAAAGAAGTTGTTAATTTTCTTTTTAGATTAGATAAAGAGAAAGGTCTGGCAAAAAATAAAATGTTATTAGGTTTAGTAACTAACAAATTACTCTTGGCGTTTAAAAACAAAAAAGGTTTCTTAGAGAGTTTGGTGATGGACTCTGAGCCGTCACTTTATTCAATCCTTAATAATATTAAAACTTGGATGAGTGAAAACACTCGTGAGACTCCTGAAAGACTCCAAAGAAATGCCAAAGATTATATGGACTCAATGGCGAATCACCGAAATGTGAAAGTTGAAGATGGAATCATTCTTCAGTATGGTATGGGAACTTTGAAAGGTACTGGTTCTTACGATAGATATACGCCTTTTAGAAACAATCCTGATGCGGACTTTTTAATTATCATGTGGCCTTTAGGTTTGGTACAAGCGTCTTGTAATCCATTTAAAAAAGATAGAGAGCTCAAAGGTGTAAATCTTGGAGAAGTTAAAGACGAGGTTTTGAATAAGTGGAAAGCACAACTTCAAGATAGAACAATTCCATTATCAACAATCAAGTATATTGCAGAATCAGGTATGGGTGCGGAATCGGTTGGATTCACATTCAAAGATTTTGACGCCATTTATGGTGGTAATATTATGATGATGGATAATGGAGAACAAATATTAGATAATTTAAAAACAATCATTGACAAACCATTCTCAGAGTTAAGTGAACCTGAAATGGAATTGTTGGATAAGATTGGTGTAAATGCTTGGGATTTGATTCAAGCCAATTCAGGTGGACACAAATGTATTACCAACATTTCAGGACTTAATTATTTGGGTAGGGCCAAAAGACCACCATCAGGACCATATAGATATGACCCTGAAAGAGATGATGCACCGTACATCAAATTTGTCAAGATGATTGGACAAGAGTTCTTTAAAGTCTTAAAGGAAAAAATTCAGGAAAGTAAAAAGGAAGGTTAATTAATAAGAAACTTAACAGAGTCCCCTTTTTTGATACCAAGATTCTTACAAGTACCCCCTTCAACTTCTAATATAAGATAACCTCTACCACAGTAGTTCTCACAGTCTTCATCAACACATGGTGGGCAATTGTGGTGAACCTTTGATATGATTTGGTTGTCAATGTAGATAATATCTAAAGGTATTATACAATTTTTCATCCAAAAACAATTGGTGTGGTCGGTCATCAGAAACAACATACCGTTAAAATATTCGTTAAAAGTTTTGTTCATCATACCTTCAGCACGTTTACGGTAATCGTCCATAACCTTTACAGTAAAGGTGTTATCGCCTATTTTAACTTTCATGATTATTTATAAATATGGAAAAGTATAAAAGGTTGAGTGGTGTGGTCGTTAAAGTTAACGGTGAATGCTTATTGTGTAAAAGAAACGGTAAGTCATCTTACCCTAATATGTGGTCTATTCCTTCAGGACACGTTGAAAAAGATGAATCAACTAAAGAAGCTGCGTACAGAGAGTTTTACGAAGAGACCGATATTAACATAGATAACTACGATTTAGATTTTGTGGGTATACTACCAAAAAAGAAAAAGACTGACGGTAGTATAAAAGGTATGATGTATGTTTATTTGTTGAATACCCATGAGTATATGTACCCTAACCTTGAAACCGCTCAAGATGGACATGAACACACTGAATGTGGGTATTTTGGTTTGGATAAAGTCAATAATATGGATACAGGAGTATATTTGAAAACAATTTTACAAAATATTTTTGAAAAAGATTGAACTTTTCAATAGTATGTCTATATTTATAATCTCCACCGAAAGGTAGAAACACCCCACAAAAAAGTTTCACTTAGCCCTTTTGACAATTTGAAAAAATTGTTTTATCTTTGTGAGACACTCGGAAGAAGAGGAGTTAAATCCTCAATTCACAGTCCTACAACGAGTGTTCGAGAGAATACAATAAGTTGTGGGACTTTTTTTCGGGGAACGTTCTTAAAAATAAATCGCGGGATAGTAGCAGCGGTAGCTCGCAAGGCTCATAACCTTGAGGTCGGGGGTTCGATTCCCTCTCCCGCTACAAAAAAAACACGAAGGTGCTTGACAGAATGAAAAACTGTTGTATCTTTGTATAACAAATCAGGAAACTGAAACGTTCTTTAAATTATTGATTATTCCATCAGTATGTTGATGATGAGACCCTTGGGTTGATTTTGAGAAAATACTGAGAAAAGATAATCGGCCGCCTATGGTCGATAAATAAACCACGAAAGTGGGATAAAGTGGTCTCTCAAGTTTAAAAGAGATTGCGGTTTTTAAAACTTCGGTTTTATTAACTCGAGTAGGCAAGCGGGATATCATAAGTCCTAAGTAATCGAGGGTGACACTGTAGATGAAATGGAAATATGACTCAGCGATGTGGGTCGTTGGGTTGAGTTCGGAAGAACAATAAGAATAACTCGTAGAATTGTTGTGGGAAATAGGGTAATCCAACCTTATAACTGCGGGATTCAATATCAAAGGATACTTAAAACCGAAAGGTATGATGACAAACGGGTGGTGCCGAAATCATCCTTGACCATTGTCTACCAAGACATAAGTCACGAAGTAGTCTTGAAGTGTTGAGGTAGGGATATCTCAGAGAGTAGTATAGTATCGAGTCGTTCAAAAGATGGCTTGGCTGGTCGGCGGACCACTACTTTCATCCATCCACAAACAACAAACTTTGCATTTTATAGGTATGCAAATACTAAAAGACAAAGGAAAAGTGTCCGTCAGTTGTAGGTGAAAGGTGACTACATAGTAATGAGATGTTCATTGCCGTTGTGGGTTTCCAAGACCCACACGATTCTTGAGAACGTTCTCTAATCCCGCAAGGATTCACTGGGGTGGCAACCTCGGAGAGTAATAAGTAAAAAGAGAGTAAGCTACAACTCAAGGAGTGGTACCCCTAAGGAACCGTCACTGAGAATTACTATTCAAAAGATAGTGGAAACGGAAAGAAACAATAATGTTCCTAAAGATTCTCAATCAAAGGTGTATTCTCAACCTAAGTGCCAAAACCCGAAGAAAAAAATCTTCGGGTTTTTTTGTTTATATGGAAAGTTCTTTTTATATTTGTAGTGTTAAACAACAGATATGAAAATAAATTTTACATACAATATTCGGATTGAGAACGAGAAGTTCGGAACCCTCTTGAATGAAACCTTTGTTGATGGTGTTCAGTTTAAGTTGTTTTTGAAGATGGTTCACGGTTGTTTGGAACTCAAAGGAGATTTAGATTTCTTCAATGGTACCGACTTCTTGGTTCACATTCCTTACAAGTATTTGGTTGATTCTATTGTTTTGACTTCCTTGGTTACACCAACAGTTGGTGAACTTAGTTTGTCAGAACATATGAAATCTAAGGTGGAAGCTTTAGTTACCAAATAATTTCCTGACATAATGTCAGGTGGTGGAGTGATTGACTGTCATTCGGTCAGTCCCAAAAGAAAAGGTCAGTTTCGGCTGACCTTTTTTATTCTTTTGCTCTATTTGCTCTATCAGCCAATCCTATTGGGGTTCCCATATATGAACTAATTTGTTTTGCAATAAATGATACCCATTCATTTAATGCGTCGGAGTAGTCGTACGGGTTTTCATCCCATAAAAAATCTAATAAACCATCAATGTCAAAATATTTCATCTCTTCTTCACCATCGTCATTTATATGTAAGTAAATTATACTTGAATTTGGTATGTCCCAATTTTCTATTAATACTGTGGCATATCTTTCATCATTAATTTCTTCAACATAAACAGATGAATTTTTAAAATCTAACTCAACGTATGACCCAACCTCTAAACTGTCTATTTCAATTTTAAATGGTCCATCTTTAGTTAATTTTTTGATTGATTTAGTTAATAATGTTTTGGTACCTTCTTCACCTAAAGATTTGTGCATGGACATGAGAAACTCTGATTGAGTCATGTCAAACATCTCCAAATATAAATTCATATTTGGGTTAGGGTATCCACCTCGGGATTTTAAAAATTTTACTATACCGTTAAAGTCCATAAGTAGTTATTTTCAATTTGGTTTTTTGCGTCCGAAATAAATTCAATTAATTCCTCAGGGTCTGAAGTTACCTCAATAACATAATTGGACACCCTTTTATAATTACTTTGTAATTCAACTTCAAAATCACTTTCATCCAATTTATGTAATTTATCAAAAGTTGAGTTTGAAATTTCGGGAACGCTACCATTTAAATTTTCTCTAAAATAATTGGCAACCACAGGATTAAAGGTTAGATAAGTAACTGTTGTAAATTTAGTTTTGTCGGGGTTTTCGACATCACCACCACCCTCACATTCACGACATTCAATATAACCGTCTCCATCACATTCGTCACAATCAAATTCACCTCCGCCTTGACACGAGTCGCAAGGCTCACCCGACACTTCTCCTGTTCCATCACAATCATTACATTCAACTGTTCCACTACCACCACAAATTGTACATTCTTCACGACCACTTCCCTCACAATCACCACACGTTTCTAAAACACGTTCTTCGTTGTCGTAACCAAGAACTATTGCGGTACTGTTTTTAATTTTATTTATAATTTGGTCATAGGAATATCCTTTTCTATGTAGATATAACATAATTGCAAATATGGAATCATCATCATTTGTAAATCTCCTAAATCTTCCGCCATACTCCCAATCCCACAATTTATTAATTTGTACGGTAATAAGGTCAAGTATGTTTGGCGTTTGGTCAAACAAGTAAGAGTATTTTAAAACTAATTGATAAATTTTCTCGTTGGTCACAGTATGACTTTTAATATAAATACCGTAAAATTGAATTGATAGTATTTTTTTTCAACATTTGGTATGTATTATTAAAATAAAAATGGAAATAAAAATCGCAACCCGTGAAATTTTGGAAAGACCAAATGATTTGGAACTCGGAAAATACGTTAGAGAAAAGTATTGGAATGAGATTAATAACCTTGTAAAAAATTCTGATGAACATGTCAAGTTAGTTGTTGACGATTACGGACATGTCGTTGGTATTGAAGAACGTTCTGACGATGAGTATGATAGTTGTGTTATTTGTGGTGGAAAAACAAGTTATACCAAAAACACACACGTTGATATAAGAAGAGGTTATGTTGATGGTGTTGGACAAACTTGTGACGGTTCTTGTAGAATTTAAAAAATATGATTGATTATAGTTTATCTAAAAAATTAAGTTGTGTGTATCAAAATGCGCACCCATTCCCCTATACGGTAATTGATAATTTTTTACCTGATTATCTTTTGAAGAGAGTTCTTTCGGAATTAAAACAACACGATTATTGGTATCACAATAATCAAGAATGGGTTGAAAAGTATGAGGTAAATAAATTCTACACACCAAATCATGATACTGATATAATACAATTAAAAAAACAAATACCACACACTTCTTTAGTTATTGATTATTTAAACACGCCTGAATTTTTAAATTTTCTTAAAGAATTGACAGGTCACTCAAATTTATATTGTGATGATATTTTAATGGGTGGTGGTGTTCATAAAATCAATAGAGGTGGTAAGTTATCAATTCATACTGATTATAATAGACATCCTGAAACCAATCATCGTAGAAAACTCAATTTGTTAATATACTTAAATAAAAATTGGGAAAAAGAATGGGGGGGAGATTTAGAATTGTGGGAAAAAGACTTTTCAAGGGAGTGTGTTAAGATTTCACCAATTTTTAATAGAGCGGTTATATTTGATATTGAAAATGCTCCTCACGGGCACCCTGTTCCTTTGAACACACCCGATAACATCTCAAGATATTCTTTGGCGTTATATTATTTTACTGATGAGATACCTGAAAATCCAAAGACCGTACATTTTATTGATGACGATTACATTTTTAAGATGTCAAGATTAAAATAAAAAAAAGTTTGGCAGTTCGGATTTTGCGCGTATCTTTGTAGTGTTAAAAAAAACCACTACTATGACAAACACAATCTCTACCCCGACCCAATCAATCATCAAAGTTACTGAAGGAACAATGGCAGGAGACGTATTCTACGGCTCCTTTGACACCACCACCAACGGCAAACGTCTGTCTGTTACTGTCTCTAACCATATCAAAGACGTGAACGCTGAATATGAATTCCGTATCGTTGTTAAGTGTAGAGCGGGTTTCCTCGTCATCCACGACACCAAAGGTACCGCTCAGTCTGTTATCGCAGGGTACAAGAAAAACTCTTTGGTAAACGTTCAAGTTAAGGTGACTTACGACAATGGAATGGAATTATGGCACAATGTTTTCACAACTAAAGGAAACAAGTGGCACGGAATCGATAAAGGTTTCTTGGATGTGTTGACCGTTGGTGACATGAGAAGTAGTTTCCCCAACATGTGTGACATGAATATTTGGGACTTCATGGGAGCTAAAACTTGGGCTGACAAAGCCTTCACTCAAAACTAAGAGTGAGAATCCCCTCTGAAAAAAAGAGGGGATTTTTTTTCTTTTTGCTTGTGGGAATGAAGTTTATTTGTATCTTTGTATAACAAATGACAACAACCATGACTGACACCATCAAAATCACCGAGAAAGTTCGTAACTACCAAGGAAACAACAGTTTTATCAACAAAATGAAAGATTCCCTTAATCAGTGGGGACGTTTAACACCAAAACAAATGGAAACCGCAGAGAAATGTCTTAACAGTCAACCAACCAAGGTAACTGTAGATGAGCGTCCCGAGCTCAAACGTATCGTAGAATACACAGGGGAGAGTAAGTTCGTAAAGGACATCGCCGAGAAGTTCCAAAAGTGGGGAACTTTGACTGACAAACAAATCACAGTGGCAATCGCTCAGATTGACAAGGAGGAATACAAAGACAAGGTTCTTAAACTACGTATTCCGACTCCTGGCGAGACTGTCTTGATTGGTCGTAAGATTGGCCAACAACTCAAAGAAACTTACGGTCTTGAGTTTAATCCAACCTTAATTGACATCACCAAGATGTTGGGTATATCACCAAAGGCTGTGAAGTTCCAAGGTAAGATGACGGTAAAACGTAGTAAGGTTTGTATGTGTTGTGCCAAGACCTTGACTGATGAGTTCTCAATGTTGACTGGTATGGGTAAGATTTGTTCTAAACACATGAGGGTCCCATACATCACCGACAGGTCTCAGGCGACCCAATACCGTGAGGACTACCTCAAACGAGTGGAAGAGATTGGTTTGATGGAGTTTTGGATTCCAAGGTCACAAATCAAAAAGTGGGATGGTGACAGGAGTATCATGTTGGAAATGTTGTCCTAAAGTGTGAGGGTCTCTGTAAAAGGAGACCCTTGACACATAGAGTTATTTACCTATAATTTGTTTGTATGCAGACAAAAAAACCATCGGCAATCGTTTACGGTTGGCACACTTTGGGGGAGATTATATTACATTCAGACATTTATTGGGAGGAACACCTTCATGATGAGGTTGTGATTTATTCTTTACCCTATGAGAATAGAGTCATTGAAGATTACACACAGTATAAGCCCGACCTAATCATTTCTTTTGATGAGAACATTGAAATACCACATTTCCATTTAACGAGATTTCATATTCACTATGATGAACCGTTACCTGATATGGTCTTGGCAAACGTAATTGTATGTCAGTCTGTTTTCAGAAACACCGACTACATACGTCCACGGTTCTCAGTATTCACTCCAACGTATAAGACAAACGAAAGGATTTACAGAACCTATGAGAGTCTGAAAAAACAAACATTTACCAATTGGGAATGGATTGTGTTGGATGATTCACCTGATGAGATTACGTGGAATATCCTCAAGAAAATCGCTGAGAATGACTATAGAGTAAAACCACATAAATTGTATCCAATTACAGGTGGTAACGTTGGTTTGGCAAAACACAGAGCAGCAACACTTGGTGATGGGGATTGGTTGGTTGAGTTGGACCATGATGATGCATTAACTTCAGAGTGTTTACAAATCTCTCACGATGCAATCCTTCAATATCCCGATGCTGGTTTCCTATACACAGACGTTACCGAGTGTTACGAGGATGGTGAGTTCAAATACTATGACCACGATTGGTCAGGTGATTGGTATGCAAGACACGACAATTACTTTGACTTTGGATATGCTGGTCATACCAAAGTTATGGTTGATGGTGTTGAGAGACTGGCACATTGGTACCCTGATATCAACCCATTGTCTATACGGTTTAACATATCAATGCCAAACCACGTTAGAATGTGGGAAAGAAAACTATATCATGAGATTGGTGGACACAATAAGTTGACACCTGTTGCTGATGACTTTGAACTTATTGTTCATACATTTCTACATACACGAATGATTCACGTCAAAAAAATGTTATACATCCAATATAACAACAAAAACTCAACGGTTGATAACAACGCGACAGACATCAATCGTAGAGCAAGATTAATCCGAGACCATTACGACAAACGAATTCATGAGAGAATCATTGAGTTAGGTTTTGAAGATTGGAATTGGGATGAAGAACTGGGTCACTCTCAGAAGTTTCAAAACCGTGGGGGAGTGAGAAAGTATCATAATGAAGAACAAATAATGAATTACATCTATGAATAATAACAAGAAAATTAAATTGTGTTTAAACGCAATGGTTGCCAACGAGGCGCCAACAATAACCCGAATGTTAGAAACAGTGTGGAAACACATTGACTATTGGGTTATCCAAGATAACGGTTCAAAAGACGGAACTCAGGACATTATCCGTGACTTCTTTGCGGAAAAAGGAATCCCTGGTTTACTCTATGAGATTGAATGGCAATATCCAGGTTGGAACCGAGACCATACCTTGAAGACATGTCTCCAAACAGACCACGGATGTCAATGGATTTTGAGGATGGATGCTGATGAGATTCTTGAGGTTGATGAAGATTTTGATTGGTCCGTATTGGATGACTTGAGTGTGGATTCTTATAATGTAATTGCACATGCAAACGGTATGAGATACTACCGAACTTGGTTGTGGAATGCTGACCGACCATGGTTCTTCCAACACGATAAAAGACACGAAACAATTCATTTACCT